GACCAGCAGCTGGTTTATTAACAGCTGGTATTTCTTTAATGTCTGGAGAATCTGCAGGAAAGGCTGCATCAAAAGGAATAGGAGCTGGTGCTGGAACTGTAGTAGGTGGTGCAATTGGCGCATTAGGCGGACCAATTGGTGCGTTTATTGGCGCAACAGTTGGAGGATATCTCGGAGAAAAATTGGGGGACAAATTTTACGGTTTCCTCGAGGATTCCAATTTCCAGGAAACTGTTAAAGACTTTGGACAAAAAATAGACGACTGGAATATTCTAGGATTCTTTAATCCAACTCCGCAACAGCAAGGACCAGCGAGAGTTCCAGCAATTGCTCCAGTTAGTAAAGAGATGTTAAAGGGATTTCCAGCAGATTATTCGCAAGACTTACTTAATGCTATAGGACAAGTTTATGCCACAGAAGGAAAAGTTCCAACAAAAATAAATTTAACACCAGGGAAAAATGGAGAACGACCAACATATGCAGCTGGGTTGGGACAATTCATTCCATCTACAGCTGTAAATCTTGCTAATAAACTAAAAACAGAACACCCAGAAATATCTAATAAGATCTTAGAAGCAGCAAAGACAGGAACCCCTGGATCTGAAGAATATAAGAAATCCGTTTCCGCAGCTGTAACTTCTTTATCGGCAGAACAACAAAATATAATGTATGCCAAGTATCTGGAAAGATTATTAACAGCAACCAAAGCAAAGGGCATACAACCAGGTTTTGATTTAATTAAAGCATATGGATTTGCACCTGATGCTGTAGAACAAAGTATTAATAGAGGAACAGATGTTACTGCGTATCAATTGAGGGACATTACTGGAAAAGAAACTCTTGCTGCAAAATCGAACCCAGATTTCGTAAAATATGATAAAAATAACGACGGAGTATTGACTGTCAACGAACTCCTGGATGGTATCAGATCTGATGAAAAGTATGGTAAAGGAACAAATCTGGGTCCAGCTCCAGCCAAACCAATCGGGGAAGGATTACCGAAGTTCACCATAACTTCTCCAAAGATTGAACAAAACCCGACATCAATCAACAAACCCGAGGCAATGGCAACACCACCAAAACCAGGATATAAAGCAAATTTTGCCGAAGCAGCTCAACAAAATTCTACAGTCACCACACCAAATAATATTGTAGTTGCAGACAATAGAACAACAAATATTCAACAGGGACAACAGGGAGGGGAATTTAGATCCAGAAAGGACAGGGTTGGATCTCCAAACCCAACCTCGACTTCACAGGCAATGTTACATCCATTTGTTACTGCTTAACCAGCGACAAACTCTTTAACAAATTTGTACACTATTTCTCTTTCTGGTTCTGTGTTGTTCTTGAGCACATTAATATGATCCATCAGATTCAGGTTAGTGATAATATTATTCACCTTTGTTTTGCGAGAGGTCTTAAACTTGTCGTCCTGATTGTCGTTTCTAGAAGTATGTCTTTCTTCCAATACTTCATCAGAAGCGGAAAGAACTAGCACCTTAAATCTTTCGCCGAATTTATCGGAAAGGTAGTCTAGCATTTTGTTATTGAATAACCGATCGCCTTCAAAGATAACTGTTCCAGAATCTATACTGTTAAAAAAATCTACAGCATCTGGCTGAACCGCCATTGACAACTTGTCTGTGCCTTGAAATGTTCCGATAGAATCTTCGTATAACCCGAGTATATATACTCCATTTTCTTCATCATGGAGCAAATCCAACAATTTGTTAACTCGCTTTTTCTTGAATTGTAGACCAGATTCTTTAATAAACCTTTTAACAAGAGTTGTCTTTCCACTACAAGGTTCACCACCAATTGCCAATACCTTAATCATAAAACGATTCTAGTCCTCTCTTAATAGGAGATTCATCCTTAAACATCCACTCTAACCTATCTATTTTACCTGACTTTAAGAAATTATCAAACTTTTCTTTTTTGATGTATTCCCGCGAATTGACCCTGTTATCTAATGTTTCTTTTCTGGCTTCCCATAATACGTCCCAGTGAATGCCATACCAGCCATCTTTTTCTACCTGCATTATTTCTTCTGATTGGCGATCAAGATAATACCCAAGATACCGACCATGGTTTTCTCTAAAGATCTTTTTAAAAGAACACAGACAAGTTTCCATAGTAAATGGTTCTATCTGATTGGCTAGATGAGGAAATCTGTTCTTGCATTCTTCCATAATAGAAAGGGCTTCGGATTCTAGTCTGGAATATTCTTTTGATGTTAGCTTAACATCAATTTCTTCTTCTTTACCGAGAGCATAGAGTAATCCGTTCCGATGGGATCTAGATCCAGAATAATCGTTTAATAAAAGGGAGTCTGCTTCAATTGGTAATCCACAACAATACTTTAAAGACTGCAGGTAAAACCAGGTTGTGTATCTTCCAAACTTGTAGAATTTATCGGAGACAAAAGAAGAAACGGATTTGTAGCTCTCTTTTTCGTTTTCTCCAAGCAAATTAGAGAAAAACTTTTCTTGCTCCATGTCACCTATTATAGAGGAATAGGATAAGAACATAGAAGGCAAATGTCCCTTGTTATACTTTGTGTCTGTTTGATACCGCAGTCGTTTGTAGTTTTCTTTGTTCCAGGATTCTATACGATGGGAAGAAGCCAGTTCAAAATCTGGAAACTCGTTCCATAGTATAAATGCAGTTGGATAATAATAAGTGTTGCCGTATAACCAACACAACCAATACTTTTGTTCGATGTTAAACTCAAACCGATTAAAGATATAGTTTGCCATCCAAATAGCAGGGTCGCAGTCTTTGTATTCTAAAGACCACATATACCATCTGATAAAGCATTCTCTACGGTTTTCTTTGAGCAAATAATTCATCTTAAGATAGAAAGGATTCCAAGCTATTATTATTTAATAGAGCGTTTCTTAGCCAAGCAGTGCCAACGGATCTTATTGCTTCTTCTGTTTTCTGCCTTTTCTTTTCTCCCCAGTTATAAGATTCAAGGGATTCTGTTATTAGTTTGGACTTAGATTTTTCAGGAGGCAGAGCGATAGAAGGATCTGCTATAGCTCTTTCTCTAAAAGAGATCTGATCTTTTTTTACTGGGAATAGAGGCTGGTCGGATCTTAGCGAACCAGTAGGATCAACTGCCCAAAAGATAAGACCGTTTCTATAATGCCAGGTAACAGAAGAAGGAGTACAAGACAACTTAAGTCTTGTAGACCCTCTAACAATAGAAGCATAATGGATCCATTCTTCCCAGCATTTAGTTGCGTATCCTTTTCCTTCTTTACCTTCAAGCGTAACAATTTCATATAGATTTGCATACCCATCACGATTATGAGTTGCAAATATAATAGAACAGATCTGTCCTTCCACTTCATATACAGTTGGTGGACATTTATCGTAGTTTTTAAAGCGATACCAAAGTGAATGTGCTGCTGATAAGAACCTGGTGTTTTTACCTGGAGGGGAAGTTTTAATTAATTCTTCAATAGCATTAGCATCTACTATTTTCATATTGTAGGTCTTTGTCACAAGTAATAATAGTTTCTTCTAGTAATCTTCCTGCATCTAGTGAATATTGTACACCAGCAATAGTATCAAATATCTGATACCTACTATCCGACCTCTTTATTATATCTCTAGTTGAAGAAACAATCAAATTGTTTTCTAGCTTTCCATAATGTAATGGTCTCTTACCATTTCTATAAAAGAACAATCCTTTTTTTGTTAAGCCACAAACTGCCATTGATGCTTCTGGAAATTCTTTTAGTGGTTGTTCTTTTGCTAGATGAGACTTAAATATCAACTCAGTATCGTTTTTTGTTGAGAAGTTGTTGTAACTAAAATTGGATTCCCACATCTCAAATGGTTCTTGAGTAACAACTCCATTATGTACAACAGAAAGATCTTTGTTGGCAATAGGCTGGTTGTATTGTAAATCAGAAGTAGAATATCTACAATGACCAACAAAGGTGAATGGCTTTTCTAAGAACTTTTCTAGTGAAATTGTTAATACTAATTCACAGGAAGGTATTGGCTTAGATATGGTAATAACATCTTTATCAACATAAGAGATCCCAGTTGCATGTCTGCCTCTTATTTGGGATTGAAGGAACATATCCTTTATAAGATCGATATGTTCCTTCTTTAATCTAGGAAAAGATCCTCCGATAATCGCACACATTAAATGTCCAAAGCTCCAAAAGAAGAACCCTTTAATTGATCAGCGTATTCATGTAAACCATTTTCCATTAGATAGTCTCGCCATTCTTCTGAATCCCACATACCAGAAGATACACCGTTCCATTTCTCGTGCCACATCGGATGGTTCTTATTAAGACGACGATGTTCTACAAAGCTATAACGACAATCTTCATATGCCTTTGTTTTACATTCTGCCATCTTTTCGCGCATGTAACATACAATTGAGATGCGTTCGCCTTCGCCCATAAACTGAGTATTGCCATGAATCTCATGTACATCCATCATTACAAGATCACCAGGTCTTACATCAACAGCTGCGCGGAAAGCAGGAAATAATGTATAACAGCCAGTATAAGGGTTGCCGTCAGAGACAACAGCGAGGTTCCCAAAGCCACCAGGCAAATCACCAGCGTCTCGATGTGCTGCTGTTCTATACGACTTGTTAACAGTGATGGTAGTGTAGACTGAATCACCGATTCTAAACTCAGGGTCCAACTTTCCAACTTCTTCATTTTGTTTTGCCCATCTCCCAGGAATCAATTCTTTGAACTTGTCAGATATTTTCTCAATAAAAGGAACGGCATCAGCAAACTTAGAGCTTTGATGAGTAGTATAAGCAGTGGTGCGGCAATAAGGAATTCTAGGATAACGATCGAAATAACCAGCAATGCCACTGTAAACGGGATTAGCATAAGAAGTATCAGATATCCAGTCATTTACTTTCTCGACCTCCTTAAGTCTTTCTTGCCACGGAAGATTCTTTGTTTTGTTTGCCCAGTTCTCAAAGTTAAAATCCTTGGGACGTTTTAGAGTTAACCACACTTGACCTCGAGGTCCAACCTCTGAACTGTTCTTATACTTCTCAAACGCTTCCTTAACAGGATCGTCTCCAGTAACTGTAGTAATATTACCAGAAAGAATATCCAAGACCTTTTCTTGTAAAATAGTAACCCAATCACGACCTGTTGATTTATCTGTTCTAGGACCAGCTGCAATCCCGCGATTCTGAGATTCAATAGCTGCTTCTCGTAGACCAGCATATGCTTCCTTTTGCATCTCTGCGGGGAATACATTTTTACGGAACTTGAGTAGAAGATAGTCTTCTAGATTGGGTTCTTTATCTATAGCAGGGATTGGCTTGTATACATCACAATCCTCCTGGATCAAGATATCATAATGCGAATCGTCTAAGAATGTACCGAGAAGATGTTCTGCAGGTACTGTGTCTTTAAGAAAAATCTGTTTGGGTTTTGCCATATTTTTATTATACCTCTTTCTGATAATATTGTCAACTAATCAATCTTATCTACGTTATTAATATCTTCCATGGCTGACTTGTATTGTTCCACGTCAAACTCAATACCTTTTTCTTTTAAGATCTCCATCTCAAACCAAACAAGAGAAAGAGCCAACTTTTTATTAGCCCAGAAAAACACACTTGTAACTGAACCAATCAGGAAAATAATCAAGAAGGTAATTGCATAAAGGAACAGCAACAGATAAGAGAACAACACCATTGTAAACACATTAAACGATTTCATATATCACCTAGAACTTAAAGTTATTGAATTTGTCTTTTAACGAAGATCTGCCAGCATAACCAGTAGAATCAGAATAATAGTCCTCATCATCATTAGATGCATCAGACGCAGCAGTCGATTCAGAAGTTTGATATAATCTCATCTTAGAACGATCCACACCAACAAAGAACTTTTTTGTCAAGGCTTTGTCGGCATATCTATTCTTTAACTGCTTTACCATTAACTGAGACAACTTTTCCAACTCTTCTGTGTTAATCAAAGCAAACATAAAGTCGGCAGTTGCTGGTAGACCAAACGATTCAGAAGTATCTGTTAGTTCAACATCCGACGAAGAAAATCCTGTTCTGTTTGTCTGAGTAGCACTAAAGATCGGCACATTAAACTCAACTGCCAACCCACGAATTTCTTCAGCGATTGACTTAATCATTGTATACGAGTTAACATTTGGCGAGAACTTAATTCTAGAAGACGCACAAATATTTAGATAATCAATGTAAATGATATCTGGCACAAACTTCTTTTTAAGAGACAGTTCGTTTAATAGATGTCGGAAGTGATTTACATTAGCAGATGACGTAGGATATTCCTTTACAATTAGCTTTCCAACAGATCTCTTTTGCGCTGATATAATTAACTTTGAGTATTGTTCCTTTGAGATCAAGGAAAGGTTTTCTAACGAAACATCCAATAGATTAGCATCAATTCTTTCGGCAATCTTTTGCTCTGCCATTTCCATTGTAATGTACAAAACATTTAAGCCCTGAATAAGATTAGCAGTTGCAAAGTGGCACATCGCCAAAGACTTACCTACGTTTGTATTATGGGAAGAAACTCCGTTAGTATAATATCTGTGATTGGGATGATCTACTTGAATATCGACGATTGGAATATTCTTTCCCGTCTTAACAATTGTAGCAGGTTTATATTCCCCGCTGTCCATCAAGACTGGTATACATCCAACCCAGTCTTTTGCGTATTTCCATCCATCTTGTGTCTCGAATAAATGGTTCTCGTTACAGCGAACTATTGGTTTTCCTTCGATGTAAAGAACATATTCTTCCCAAGTTCCTTTATCCACGAAGTTTGTTACTGGAACCCAATCGTCTGGGGAATCCACTAATATGTCATATTCTTCTAATAGATCAGAAATTTCAGAAATTTTAATATGTTTTTCTTGCCAATCGGTCATTTTTTCCATAATTTTTATATAAATAAATGTAGGTCGCGGATCTAGTGAATCCCACCTACTCTAATATCTATACAGGAGATATCAGCTTGAATATTTATCACACCCTCTATTATAACTTATGCGAATCTAAAAAGCAACTAAAACCTTTCTGGAAACCTGGATCTGGTTTGCATAGACATCACATCGTTCCTGTTCATTCAGGCGGAAACGAAGAAGAAACAAACTTTACATATCTAACTACCAGAGAACATAAGATAGCACATTTTCTTTTGTGGAAAATGAACGGCAATCCGAACGATTTAAGATCCATGAAAATGTTAGGTGCAAATCTTTCCATCGAACAAAGAAGAATTATTGGTGAATATTGTAGAGATAATAACATAGGATTCTTTGCTGCTCCAAAAGAACTAAAGGATGAATGGAGAAGAAGAGGAATCGCAACCAGTATCTCTAATAAAATTGGAATCCATGATCCAGTTGCACATAAAGAATATGCTAGACTGGGAGGAAAGGCTGGTGCTAAATCTCAAATAGAATCTAAAACAGGAATCCATAATCCAGAAAATTTCTCAAAGAACGCCTCCCTTGGGGGCAAATCGCTTAAAGGGATGATATGCGTTACCAATGGTATGCATAGAACAAGAATTCAACCAGAAAAACTAGAAGAATTCTTGTCCAAGGGTTATGTAAAAGGGTTCACAATTTCTTCCTAATCCTAACTTTAATTTCTGTGTCGGGGTGAACACACCCAGCAAGAATAATGTTAAGAGTTTTTCTTGGTACACCACCCTTAGTGATTACATTAAACTGTTCGATGTCAAACGGGATCTTTTCTTCTTTACGATGGTAATAGTCATAACGCGATTCATAATCTTCCATGAAGTCATGACCAACCGTTGGATCAAACGAAACAGCCAGAGCCTCTTTTAAAAGGTCTGGAATAACTCCCTTATCTTTTTTCTCTTTTTTATCTGAGATAATATGGATGGATTCTAGAACTGCATTATGAATTGCTTGCTGTTGACAGAACTCTTCTGTCTTATCCATTAACCACTCTAGATTGTTTTCTTCTCCCTCAACATAATCATCAAGGGAATTAAGAGCGGTTTCTGATTCTTCTTCTTTAAGAGAAGACTCTGATAGGATAACTCGTAGGGCTTCTACAGTGGGTTGCTCGTTATATGTAGAGACAAACCCACTGATTGCCTTGAAGATTGTTTTATCTGTGAAATCTGTAAAGTATTCTGACTTTAAATATGGTAGGACTGAACGGCAATAATTCTCACTAAGTAGTAGCGACTTCAGAATCAGCGATTCTATTTTCATTATTAATTACCTCTACGGCATGCTCCAATGCAGTTGTGACAATCCGACTTACTGTTTTCTTAATAAAGGTTTCAATAGTCTTTGTGCTAGGAACCTTATCATATGGATTATAAACTATATCATAGTTAAAAGTCAAGGCATTTGTGTCTTCGACCATATCAAACTTAGACACTTCTACAATAATTCCCTTGTGTCTGCCTTCTTCTAATCTAAGCAAAAGAGCCAGAGCATCTTCGCTTTTTTTCTTATTCTCTACCAGAAAATATGAACACTTTAAATCAGGCATTGTCACAAAGTTATAATTCTCTATCTTCTTCTTAGCCATTACTCTTCTCCCTCTTCTTGCCACAACTTGGTATTCAGAGAATATTTATCAGTCACCCATTGCTTGAACTCATCAGATGTCAATAGTTCCTCTGCTACTTCAGAGAAGTCATCAGCGCGGAACTTCTGCTTACCATACTGATACCAACCCTTTGATGGGTTAGTCACTAGACCTGAGTCTAGTCCCATATCAAGTAGACCAGAATACTTTGAGATGCCATCTTCAAGAGAAAACTCAACAGGGATCTTTGTCTTTTCTTTAGTGAACCGAGACTTCTCGATGTTAATAATAAAATTAAATCCAACAACTTCCTTGCCGTCTTTATCTTGCTGGCGACCAATGATATAGATATTGTCGGCGGAGTAATAAATTCCAGTATTATGTGTCACTACACCATTCGCTAACACGTAGTGTTCTACCTTGTCAACCGAAAGATCATAGACTTTCCTCTTACCTATCGGGGTTACTTTTGCAATTTTCATTATGCCACCTTTTTATATTTCCTGATACTGATTCTTTGCCGCAATAACAACAAGTTTCTCTTTTTTGAGAAATACTTGACGGATTTTTCCATATATTACTATTATAACCTATAGCAGTTTGTTTGTCAATTCTAATGCATTCCCCAGTTTCTATATTTTTCAACATAACAAACCCAGGTCTACTTATCTTAGCTCTATGCTCAGTTGTTTTAGGTTTCTTGGCTACCTTTTCGACCCAAGATTTAATTTGTTCTGGAGTTCTCTTTTCGCCAGTATTAGCCTTTGCTATTTTTTGTTTGGTTTCTTCTGTATGTTTTCTACCAAAGAAATGATTATTCGCACCGACCATTGAAGTGCGGAGGGCATCAACGTGCGCTGTTCTTGCTTTCTCATATTGCCTGGAAGTAAAACATCTTTCCTGATTAGAACTGGATCGCAACATACTAAACCAAGCATGAGCTAATTTAGTACTCCTGTAATGCTTGAATAACAATTCATGTGCAATATAATGTTCTCTAGAGGTTAATCGTACAAGGTTATCATTAGAATCGTCACCACCCATACACCTTGGTATTATGTGATGCAGTTCCGTGTAACCTTGTGCCTTTCTTTGTTTAGCGTTATCTATTAACTCGTCGTAAATTCGTTTGTAATTCATATTCGATCCTTACAATATATTATCAGCAGTATAATATATTTATAAAAATCAAATTTTCTATTATACTACAGAACGGCTACTTCTACGCCGACGAGTAAATCTTTCGCTTCAACCCATTTGCCGTCTATCAGGAATTTATGCTTATCCGAACAAACCACTTTGTGACCGTCTTCGAACTCAATCTCATAACAGTCTGGTTCGCCGTTTTCCAAGGTAGTTGCATCCCAAACATGCGTAACAGTGTTTACACCTTCTAGAGTAATCACCTCGTCACCGACCTTAAATTCCTCTACCGTTTTCAATCCTTCTGGAGTCTGAATCATGGTTCCTGCTACAACACAACCACCTGAAACAACATCTTTTGGGAACAAACCCATTTCCTTATAGGTATGATTAATAACAATCATAGGAATGTTCTTCATCTTAATGTGAGGTGTCACAATACGGAACAGGGACTTCATTTCCTTGGCGCGTGTCATGTCTGCTGCTGAATTTTCATCAAGAGCATTCTGGGCTTCTTTCTTTGAAGCTAGATTACCAACAGAGTCAATAACAACAATCACCTTTTCATTTTCTGTAAGATCGTTTAGCTGCTTTGCTAGATCAAACTTTAACTCTTCGATGTTAGTAATAGGTGTATGTGCTACACGAGAAGTATCAATCCCGAAGTTATCAAAGTATTGTTGTGGCGCACCAAACTCGTTGTCATAGAAAAGCATAACAGAATCAGGATACTTTTCCATGTATGACTTGCCCAATAACAAAGCAAACGCAGTCTTGAAGTGCTTTGAAGGACCAGCGAATACTGTGATACCAGGAAGGAATCCGCCATCTAATCGCCCTGATACAGCGACATTAATTGCAGGGATAGGAGTTGTTACTTCTTCTTGTTGCTTAAACACCTTTGACTCCCCTAGAGTTGATGTTGTTTTAATCGTAGAGTTCTTTAAAATTTTTTCTAAAAGTGACATGTTTCCTCAGTTACTATTATACTACTAAACAAAAAAAGAATCAAGCGTTGAGACCTTTTCGTGATTCCAACCTATAACTCCGAGAATTAAAGAGAGAGGATCCAAGAACGTTTTCTCGAACTGTTTCTCAAAATCAATGGAATCGTTCAAGTCAAACTCTTTTGGCAGAACAGAAGAAAACGATATGATATCCTGGTTAATTGCATTTGGCTTCTTTAGATAGATAAACTTAATTTTCTCGCCTTCGTTGATTAAAGAATATGTATTAACTAGATCATGCTTATTCAACAAGTGATTGTACAACAAAGAACCACGAACATGAATAGGAGTTGCCTTCTTGTAGACGTTAGCCTTGTCTTTATAATTTGACAGACCATTCACTGTTCGCGGAAAGGCAATTTCTTCTGGTGACATTTTAATAAACTGTTCTTTGAACTCTGAGACGAACTGGATCAGATCATCTTCTTCTTTTGTCATGATGATCTTTAGGGCATCTTTAATCTTTGATCTGCAAGAACCAGGAGTAGAAGAACGGACTGCTTCAATACCCATGATCTTTAACTTCGGCTCCGCATACCGCACACCTTCAGTATCATACACATGAAGGATGTATCTTTTCTTGGCAGTCCAGATACCACGATCCGCAA